ACCGGATGGCCGCGATTTTTTTGGTGTCCTCTTAGCCCGGCCCAGGCCCAACCGCAAAGCTATTCTCGTCCTTTTATGGGACCACTACAATTATTTTTGACCAATCATAGTGCGCCTGACAAGCCTATATAATTATGACTTACCCACCAAGCTGTGGTCCCTATAAATAAAGATGATTAACCCCATACCTCTTTAATTCAAAATGGTTAAGAGGGATGCCCCATGGCGACTATCGGCGGGGACCTTTAAGGTTTCCCGCTCTTCTAACTATTCGCCTCGTGGAGGTATGGGCCCTAAATTGGATAAGGCCGCTGCGTGGGTTAATAGGCCCATGTACAGAAAGCCCAGGATCTATCGGACGCTGAGAGGGCCCGACGTTCCCAAAGGCTGTGAAGGGCCCTGCAAGGTTCAGTCTTACGAGCAGCGGCACGACATTTCTCACGTTGGTAAGGTGATTTGCATATCTGACGTGACCCGTGGTAACGGTATAACACATCGTGTAGGCAAACGTTTCTGCGTCAAGTCTGTATATATTTTAGGGAAGATATGGATGGACGAGAATATCAAGTTGAAGAACCACACCAACAGCGTCATGTTTTGGCTGGTTAGAGATCGTAGACCGTATGGAACGCCTATGGATTTTGGTCAAGTGTTCAACATGTTCGATAACGAGCCCAGTACAGCTACGGTCAAGAACGATCTCCGCGATCGCTACCAGGTGATGCACAAGTTTTACGCGAAGGTTACCGGTGGACAATACGCGAGCAACGAGCAGGCGTTGGTGAAGAGATTCTGGAAGGTCAACAACCATGTGGTGTACAACCATCAGGAAGCAGGGAAATATGAGAATCATACGGAGAACGCGTTGTTATTGTATATGGCATGTACTCATGCATCTAACCCCGTGTATGCGACATTGAAAATTCGGATCTATTTTTATGATTCGATAATGAATTAATAAATATTAAACTTTATTTCATGATCTTCGAGTACATAATTTACATATGAACGGTCTGTTGCGAAACGCACAGCTCTAATGACATTATTAATTCCAATCACACCAAGCCGATCTAAATACAACATAACTAAATGCCTAAAGCGACTTAAATAGCTCGTCCCAGAAGCTCGAACTGATGTCGTCCAGACTTGGAAGTTCAGGTAGGCTTGGTGTAGATTCAACGCCTTCCTGAGGTTGTAGTTGAACCGGATTTGGACGTGGTATACTCTGACCCACGTATGAACTGGATCCTCTACTCTGATTATCTTGAAATAGAGGGGATTTGGAACCTCCCAGATAAAAACGGAATTCTCTGCCTGAGACGCAGTGATGTTCTCCCCGGTGCGTGAATCCATTATCCGCGCAGTTGATGTGGAGGAATATGGAACAGCCGCAGTTCAAGTCAATCCGTCGTCGACGTATGGCTCTCTTCTTGGCAATCCTGTGCTGTGGTTTGATAGAGGGGGGAGTTGAGGAAGATGAATTTAGCATTTTTTAATGTCCAGGCTCTCAGTGGTGCATTTTCCTCTTTCTCGAGGAAATCTTTATATGACCCCCCCTCTCCTGGATTGCACAGCACGATTGATGGGATACCTCCTTTAATTTGAACCGGCTTTCCATATTTACAGTTGGACTGCCAGTCCTTTTGGGCCCCAATCAATTCCTTCCAGTGCTTTAGCTTTAAGTATTGCGGATTGACATCATCTATGACGTTATACTCCACTTGATTGGAGTATACCCTAGAATTGAAATCAAGATGACCGCTCAGATAATTATGTGGGCCTAAAGCACGAGCCCACATTGTCTTGCCCGTTCGTGAATCCCCTTCGACTATCAAACTAATCGGTCTCTCTGGCCGCGCAGCGGCACCCCTCCCAAAATAATCATCCGCCCACTCTTGCATCTCTTCTGGCACATTGACGAACGACGAAAGACTAAAAGGAGGGGTCCACGGTTCTGGGGCCTTACGAAAGAGGCGATCGATGTTAGCTTTCAAATTATGATAACTAACGATAAACGTTTTAGGATCGCCAGCTTTTATAATGTCGAGAGCCTCTCCCGCACTTGCTGCATTGACGGCGTTGTGATATACGTCGTCTTTATTGGACTTTGTACCCCCAGACACTCTATATTGCCCGGATTCACAATAATCACCTTCTTTGGTGATGTAATTCTTGACGGCGTTGGCGTCCTTGGCTGCTTGCACATTTGGGTGAAAACGGGCAGACCGTCTGGGGTGAGATAGGTCGAAAAATCTAGCATCCTTGATGTTGGACTTGCCGGATAATTGTATGAGGCAGTGTAAGTGCGGGAACCCATCGCGATGTTCCTCTCTAGCGACTCGGATGTACGTCGGTTTGACGACTGACCAAGGCAGATGTTGAAGCATCTGAAGAACTTCATCTTTGGGAACATCGCACTGAGGATATGTTAAGAAAATGCTTTTGGCAGCAAGACGAAATGAATTAGGGTTCCGTGGCATTTTTGTAAATATAAGCCAGGACACCAGGGTGACTCTCTCATAAAACCTATTATTGCTGGTGTCCTGGTGTCCCATTTATACTAAAAGTCTCTGGGGGACACTAGGGGCAAAAGCGGCCATCCGCAATAATATT